AGATCGGACAGGCGTTTATGGACGTCACGGATCAACTCTACCTTCCCCTGCCACACCACGTACTGAGGAGCGCCTAGGTCTGACCCGTAGGTGCCATACACCCTAGCCCTGTACCAACTCCCGCAGTCGAGGGCGGTGTTCCATCCGGCATGGCGCAGCACCGCCTGGACGAAGTAGCCGCACCAGGCAGTAGAGCCGTTGGTGTACTTGGGGTCGCTGGCTCTACCCGCCATAGGGAATATCATCATGCCGATGGCGGCGTCGCCCCGGGAGTCCCCGTCTATGATGTCCAGACTGAAGAGTTTATGGCCCATGTCGCAGGCCACTACCCGCCAGCGCTCATAGCCATCCCACTGCGCCACGTTCGTTGGAGTAGAATTGTCGATATAGCTCATCGCTGCAAGTACCTCCTGTACCTTGATAGCCCCTGCCCTCAGTGATGTAGATAGGTCCCTCATGAACGGCATTTTATCACCTCGTCCGGCAGAGTGATCGCCAATCGTTTCTTCTGTGAGAGCCGTCCGTAGAAGGTCACAAGCAACTGCTTCGCTGCTATCGTGGGCTCTATCTCCTGCGACTTCCAGCGTAGGAAGGTGCGGTAGTCGGCCTTGACGTTAGGGAAGACCCGCTTGGTGAACTTCACCCATGTCAGACCGGACGTCTCCTTCAGCGCTATGGCGAAGTCGCCCCAACTCTCAGACCCCGGGTTCATTGTTCGCCCCCTTCCGTGGTCTTCTTGGCGATCCGCTCCCGGGATCTCTGGTCTGCCGCACGGAGCAGTTCGTGGAGCGGTTGTCCAAAAAAACCGAGGCACCATTCCTGCGCCTCGACAAACGATGGAGATTCGGGACAACGTAGTTCGGTACAGATCCCGCTAGACCCGTGCCGCAAAATAAAGATCGCCTCCCTCATATCGGAGTCGCCGTCCTGGTCCTCTACCGTGACAGCGTCGCATCGTTGAAGATAGTCCTCTACGAGATCGAGAAACAGAATCGGCCAATGCTCATTCGCTTTCATCCTCTGCCGCCTTTCTTGTAGGTGACCTGCTGGCAGTCGGATCGCGAGATGCCGGTGATGGATTCAAGCTCCTCCCACTCCAGGCCACGCAGGTCCAAGAGCCGCTGGATGCCGGTTCGCCGGGCGTCCGTCCAGGCCTTCTTCGAGATGTTCGGCTCGTTCACCTCGTAGAGTTTCTTCTTCTGGTTCTCCTTGGTGCCAGTCCCGAGGAACTGGTCACGACTGGTAGCCATCCCGATAGCTTCGCAGGAGTCACCACCAGCAGGAAGGATGCTCTCCACGATGAAGGTGTAGATGTAGTACTTCCCAAGTTCGTCCTCGACCACTTCCTTGTCGCGGCTCTTGATGGTGCTCTTGATGCCGAATGCTCTCTCGACGTGGTCCGTGCCTCGTGAGTTCAGGAACGGGTGCCCGCCCTGGTCCGTCCAGTGTCGAGGCTTCGTGCATTTCAGGGCAGCGTCCCTGATCTTCTCAAGGAGGGTGGCCCGCTCCTTCGCCACCTGGAAAGCGGCTAGGCCATCAGTGATAGCAGCGGTATGGACCGACACACTGCTCTGGTTTACGGACGGGACCATCTCCTGTCCCGGCGCAGTCTCTCCTGGCAGTTTCTGGCTCTGCGGTTTAGGGTCTTCGCTAAACATCTCAGTCATCGTCTTCCTCCTGGTTCTGGCGAGTGATTGTGACCCGCTTCGAGTTTATGACCCGGTACCATTCATCCGGTATATCTGCATCCTTCGGGGGTTTCAGTCTCCGCTGCTCTACTGAAGAGACACGGATAGTGAAGTCGCCCAGGATAAGGTACTCCTTCTCCTTCTTCTTCGCCGTGGCCTTGATGCTCTTGTCGAGGCGGCGATAAGCGTCGAAGTTATCCTGAAGGTCGGCGTGATCGCTCAAGGCCTTCTCAAGGCCTGCGTCGTCCAGGATCTCCACTTCTGCATCGTCTACGATATCAGGGAAGCACGCCCACCCACGGAACGGACACTTCACACACAGGAACCCGTGCTCGGCCTCCGGGATGAAGTCCTCCAGGTTATCGTTGGTGATGGCCTTGTTGTTCATGTAGCAAGTGATGCGCTCTGCCCGCTCGATGGCGTCTTCCAGGATCTCCTGATAGAGGTCGCCCCTCGGGAAGTCTATGCACTTGATCTCGCCGGTGGTCTTGTTCTTCAGTATCCAGACCCCAGCGTCGGCCTCAGTGAAGTACATGCCCATGGCCAACTGTGCGGGGTAGGTGCGATGGTATGGAGCGTTGGACCGGATGAAGTCGTCGATGGAGTGGATACGGTCGAAGATGTTCCCGCTCATCGACTTCAACTCAGCCACGGTGATAGTCTCTCCCCGGTGTGGCCCCTCCTTGAAGGCCCCGTCTATCCGGCAGGTTATCTCCCGGATTTCGTCCCGGAACTCCCGTTCGGCCTCCAGTACCTCGAACCCGAGATCGCTCAACTCGCGCTTCACGGCCTTCTCGTGCAGGTACCCCTCGTCGAACACCGATTGTAGGATGACGTCGTGGGCCGGGATCTCCTGGCCCCGCTTCCGGCGCAGGTATAGGTACCTGTCGCACTTCCATCCCAACTGAGAAGCAGCGTTAGACCTGGCCCCCCAGGACTTGATGCGAGACTCCTTCTTCTCTCTCCACGCCTTGTTGATTCTCTCTGCCAGCATGTCGCCTCCTTGGTTGATTGGTGGTACAGTACCACACAGCCGGAACCCTTGTCAAACCCTTTTCAGTAGAGTACTATCACTTCACCGAGGCCGATTCCTTTGACAGTTCTCCTTCTATCGGTCTACCATATCCTCGCCTCCACAGGCAGCCTGGACGGAAGATGGCCTCAACCGTCCAGGTTCGTCCCAAAAACAATGTGACCAAAATGCCCCCCTAATACCAATGGGAAACAAGGGGGTTGCAATGGCGCATGAACTAATAGTATCCTTGCTGCGTGAACTGATAACCGAACTAGAAGCAGGGAGAGGCGAAATGGAAGTAGCAAGCGGGGGCGCTCTACTGGCAGCGGCCATCTTCGTAATCAGAGACTTGACGAAGGTGATACGAAAACAGGTAGCAGCAAGGAACGGCAACGCCCCCCCGCCCACTGTACCTCCCCCCGACATGGTCTCCAGCGAACTCTGCCAAGCCCACCGCACCCATCTTGAAGATACATGCAACCGCATCGAGGCCAGTACTAGCAAGATATCCGACAAACTGAACCAGACGAACACCAAACTCGATACCCTAATCGGCCAGATGGAGGCCCAGAAGTGAAGAACTACGAGTCTGTCTGCCAGGTCCGGCGTCCTGCACTGATAACGCACGCTGACCCCAAGATAGACACCTCTGGCGAAGAGTACCACCAGTGGATCGCCAGGGATAAACGCCGACAGAAAGACCTGTTCGCCCTGTACCGGGAAGAACCCGCATACTTCTTCTACGACTGCCTCAGTATCCGCATGAAGACCGGCTTCATCGGTCCTCTGGATATCGGTCACCCGCTGTATCACCGGGCACAGAAGAGGTTCTATGGCGCAGTGATGAAGCAGTGGCGCAACAACGGCCAGATACGAGTCTCCATGCTCAAGGCTCGGCAATGGGGCGGGTCAACCGATTCGCAGGGGTGGCTCCACTGGTTGGCCTATGTATGGCATATGCACGGGACCTGCATGGTAATCTGTGACGATACAGACGGGTCCGAGGCCATGTTCCGCATGGGGAAGTATATGTACGAATCCCTCCCCGACTGGATCAGGCCCGACACCAAGTACGATTCAGCCGGGATGCTGAAGTTCACAGGGAAGCACCCTGTACTGAACGAGAAGATCAACTCAGAGATAGTCACGGAGACAGCGCAGAAAGCCCGGGCCGGTCGTAAGTACACCCTGCACGGGGTCCACTGCTCAGAGGTCGCCTTCTGGGGTGCGAAGGCCCCTGAAGTACTCGGCGGCATGTCGCAGGCCATACCAGAGAACCCCGGCACCATCTACATCAAGGAGTCTACGGCCTTCGGTCACGGGGGGGCGTTCCATGAGACGTTCACCAATGCGGGCGATGGAGTAGGCGGGGACCTGGCATTTTTTGTTCCGTGGTGCGAGATCGACGAGTACTCCCTGGACTCCACAGATATGTCGAAGTGGGAGCACCCGGCAGTGAAGATCGACAGGGACGAGTGGCTGACCCACCAGCACGACGAGGAGTGGAGACGCCTGAACCTCACTCAGAACGAACTGGAGATACTCGAACTCGTCAAGAACGTCACACCGGCACAGCTCGCCTGGCGTCGCCGTAAACTCGTCGAAGGGTGCAGGGGCGACCCGGACCTCTTCAGGCAGGAATATCCCATCACCCCCGACGAGGCGTTCATCCAGCACGGCCAGTCGGTCTTCTCCCTCGTGGAGCTTCAGGAGCAGAGGGACAAGCACATCAAGGAGCCAGAGTGCGGGATGCTCATAGAAGTTGGGAAGTCTATACCCGACGAGCCGCCCACCGAGATGAAGTGGCTTCCCAATCTCGACGGTCGCATGATGATATGGGAGAAGCCCGACCCGACCCTCAACTACGTGATGGCCATCGACCCGGCAGAGGGGACAGAGGCGAAGTACCTGGACGGAGGTACCCTGTTCAGGGACTCTGATCGCTCCTGCGTCACAGTCGTGAACGCCAACACCAGAGAACTCGCAGCGGCGGTCCACGGACTCTATACCCCCCGTGACGTAGGTCATATGGCCCTACTACTCGCCTGCCACTACAGCGAGTGCATCGTAGGGATAGAAATGAACGGCGGCTTCGGAGCGCCAGTGCTCGAAGTCTTCAGAAACCGCGGCTACGACAACCTCTATACCGAGAAGGTCTACAACAACGTCCTGCGGGACTACACCTACAGATACGGCTGGACCACGGGGAAGAATAACCGGATGCTGGCGTTCGAGAACGCACGAGGGCTCGTGAAGTCCAACAAGATGCCCCTGCGGTGGACGACCCTCCTCGATGAGATGATGTCCATGGTCTACACCCCCCTGGCCAGCGGCGGGGTAAAGCCCGAAGCGAAGACCGGGTGCCACGATGATGCGGTTATGTCCTGGGTCATATGTCAGCAGATACTCACCGAGCTATACGAGGCCCTGTTCGTGGACGAGATAATAGAGAAGGCCCAAATGGACCAACGCCGCAAACAGGTATGGGACCAGGTCTACGACTCCATGGATAACCCCGAAACGTCAGAGCCAGGGACCAACATGGGCGGGTAGCCGCAGAAATAGTTCTTGACACAACATATATGCACATGAAAATGAGGGAAGGAGGGACAATATGAGCACAGAAGCAGCCCTAGTCTTAGTGGCGGTGGCCTTTTTCGGCTTCAAGTCTCTCGAAATGTGGCTCAACTACCTCATGCATAAATTGCAGTACGAGACACAGAACGTGATGGACCCCAAGGACTACCAGCCAGGGATCGGTGACGGTCTCGGTGAGCATATCCAGGACGATTTCTATCGAGACCTTGAGGGAGGTATGGACGATGGCAGACCGAAAAAAGGGGAGCAATAGTTTTTCCGATGACATGTTCCGGTTCTTCTCTGAGTGGAACAAGACCGGGAACATGGGCAGCGCCCTAATCAACACCATCCTCGTTCCGTACATCAAGAAGCCCAAGAGCACGTCGCCTTACAACCGCACCGACAATGTGACGCAGATGCCGAAGGGACCAGGCACGAATTTTCGTATTGGCACTGTGAGCCCTATAGACTTCGCTCCCCCCGGAGCGAACGCAGCCCTCGTGAACCTGGCGGCTCGCGGTGCCCTACAGCGCCAGCCAGCCGCTTCCCCTACGCAGCAACTCGGGGGCCAGATGTGGGACGACTATCTCGGTACCAAGTGGGAGAACTCACCCTCCGATATCGCCATGCGGAACTCCACTCTCCCGGGGTATCAGTCGCAGGTAGCCTTCGGCAACGTATCGCAGCCGGTAGCGCAGCAGCCGGGACAGGGGGCATTTCAAGATCCCGACATCACAAGAGTCAATCAGAACTTCGGAACTCATACGGCTCCGCCCCCCATGGGTGTCATGGAGCGGATCAGGGCAGAGGCAGCTAGGAACGCTATGTCGGGGCAGCCAGTTATGGACACCCCTCCCGGCATAGGCTCTCTCGGTAGGTTGCGCCAGAGCAATATGCCGATGCAGTCGCCATCCCAACTACAACAGATGTGGCGTCCAGACCCCTTCATGAACAGGAGGCGATAATGCCGTACCAGATGCCACAGAGACCGCAGACTCAGACCGTGAAGAAACCCTCGTTCTGGGGGTCCGTGCTCGG